CATAAGCACTAGCAATACGATACTGCCGTGTTACACCAGCATAAGGGGTGCCGCTAATCATTTTAACCGGTTTTAGTCCGTAAGGACCACTTACCGTTGGATAAGCCATTGCTTATAACTCCCGAGCTAAATGATTAAGTTCCATTACCAAAAGTGACCTTCGACTGCCTATCATTAAAGAGTGGCATACGAGGATCGTTCTCTCGCATCAGGTTGTTATCAACTGAATTGATCTGCGCTTTACTCTGTTCACCAAAGTAATCGTTACGCTCTTCAACCAATTCTTTTGGAGCCTTACAAAGCATCAATCCCCCAATCACAACATTATCGGCAAACTTTTCTTGTTCGACGGTAACCATTGTAATCTCTGGGTGATCTACTGCCTTAACAGGCTCCCAACCTTCGCGTAATTTTGAGGAAACATTAGTGGCATCAATTTGACCTAGTGTAGCTACACGGACCCAATGAAATTCATAACCCGGCTCGGGAGTAGGTGACGGAAGCACCTCGGGGCGCTGCCAAGCCTTCTTGCGGGTCGTTTTTTCACGTGTCGTCTGCTCACGATTAATTCGATTATCAGCCATCTGTATCTTTCCTCATTTCTATTGCAACCTGTTTGGCGTAATTTTCAAGAGGAACTCCTAAACGTTTCGCTAGATTCACTTGTGTTTTTGTTAGTGTAACCTTTTTAGGGGAAACACTCCGCGTAGCGGGCGCAACAACATTAGCTTTACGTTTTGGCGTTTCTACTTCTTCGGTGCCCCCAAGTTCCTCGGGGAACATTTTCTGCATACGAGCGTTAATAGTCTCGTAGTATCCATCACTTTGCGGGTCTACACCCGTTTTAACAAGTTTATTATGCAGCCCCAATACATAGCTTGTCATCTCATCGTCTGATCCAAACCACGGATTGGCTTCTGCCCATTCGTTAGCTTTCAGATCAGCCTGTATCGGAGCCGGTTGTTCCGTATTACTTTGTTCTACAGAAACTTCTTTTTCCTGTAAAGGGGGTACTTTTATACTTTCTAATTTGTCTGCTCTTATCTTAGCGGTAGTTAATTCCTCTTGGGCTTCTATAACCGCTTCTGAATCACCTGCTTCATACGCGTCTTTATATTTACGTTTGGCTGATTCTAGTTCAGAGGACATAGCACGTTTTGCTTGGTCTAAAAGTACACTCTGGTTTTTGTTTACCGCTCCTTTGAGATTACTATTCTCCGAGAGTAGTTGTTGAGTGTACCGCTCAAGTTCCTCACGCTCGCGTAGTGCTTCTTCTTTTGCACGCCGCTCGTCATGGTAGCCCTTACTAAAATGCTTTATACGTTTGCGAACTTTATCAGAATAATCTTCAAGTTCCTCATCGGTAACATTTTCAGGTGGCTCAGAAGCCTTACGGCCTTGGTCAGCTTCTGGAGTATCATCAACAACTTCGACTTCAACTTCAGCTTCTACTTCTCGTTTAGTTTCTTCCTCGGGTTCTACGTCATCAGAAGAACCTACAGTACGAGCACTAGAAGATTCTATTTCGATTTCAGTAGTTTCTCCCTCTTCAGATTCAGGGAACTCAAACTCTACTTTTTCAAAAGGCATACCTATCTCCTACACATTGCAGACACCACGAGGGTCAGGAATAACTGCCTCGATGGAATCGTCATTCATAAGGCGAAACTCTTTGCCATTAACTTTAAATCGTGTCCCTGTATTCATACGGAACATGACGTAATCGCCAACTTTACACCAAGGCCCTTTAGAGAACCGTTCTTTATCTGAATACGCATCGGCCCCCATATCTATAACGACTCCCATAATAGACAGGATGTACTCTTTGTGCTTTTCAGAGTCTGTTTTGATAAGAGAGCTACCTTGATAGTGGTCGTCGATGTCTGGTAACGCTACTAGCAGCCTATACCCAGCGGGTATAGGAAGTTGTGCTTCTAACTCATCGTCGCTAGCAATAGCTTGTACTGCTGATCTAGTCATCATTATCTTCCAAATAATTACGCGAGAGGTCTTCTATATTTAACAATGCGGATTCGAGACCCCGAATTAACCCGCACACTTCCTTGTATTGGGCGTAATCCTTAGATCCACCCCCAGCAAGAAATTCTATTGCAGAGACTTTATCTGTCTCGATACGTTCTTTAAGCACGTCAAAGACGGTCTTCGCCATAATCTACTAAACCTCCAATATTAAAGGATGCCTTTTTCTCGCAGAACAAATGCAATCGCGGCAGCGCCAACCGCCACCATAATGACGATAGGTTGATCAATTAAGACGCCGATACCTACGCCGCCAACTGCGGCTGCCGCGTAAGAGGAAGGTTCTTTCATTCTATCTTTAATCCAGTCTACCATTTTCGTTTCCTTCAAGGTTGTTGGTTCTTACCTGAACCAGTTACTGCTTTGAAAATTTCAAGGTCTAATTTATCGGATTCATTCGTAGCATCGGACTGTAGTTTAACTTCAGCTTTCTTTGCGTCCACGATTATACTCGTCTGTTCGTTCTCTACTCGTTGGGCATTTATAGCAGCATCAACCTGATCTTTCTGTGCTTTGCGCTGCATATCAGCTTGTTGCATCGCGGCGTCTGTCTGATCCCTTTGAGCTTTACGCTGTACTTCTGATTGTTTAACAGCGACTTCCTCACGCCGTAGTTGAAGAACCGGATCTTGAGCCTGTTCTTGTGCTTGTTTCTGTGCGGCTTGCTGTTTATGAGCTTCGGAAAGTTGTTTACCAGCATCTGCAACAAGCCTAGCAAGTTCAACCTCGACTTCTTCAGACAACGGTTGATCCGGGGGCGGAAGGGGTACACCCAAACGCTCTTCAATCTGCTTACGGTAATTAAACCCTAGATGCTCTGCTATATGAGCCTGTAGAGATGCCATAATTTGCTGTGCCTGCGGATTCTGGCCGATAGACTGAGCAACCATAGGATCTTGCATGAACGCCATATGCGTAGCGATATGAGCGTCGTGGTCCTGATACAGGAACGCTTTCATAGGTTTGCCTACAAGCGCAGCCATGTTCTCACTTACAGGATCAACAGGTTTTGCATCATCGTCTGTAGGAACAAGTTTGTCCGCATTCTTGACCCCAAGAACCTCAATCATTTGTCTGTGTAGCTGCGGTAAGTCATAGATTTGCGGAGCTTGCGCTGACATCTGTAAAACAGCCTGATACTGCACAACCCGTTGTGCCATCGTAGAGCTATTTGGATCGCTGACAGGTATTACATCTACAGAATCATAATCTTCTCTACGTGCATTTATCTCGCCTCTGTAGGGCTGATAACTATACTGCTCCGGTGCGTACTCAGCCATAATAGCTTTAAGGAGCTTAAACTCCTGTTTCATAGCGTAATGGACGCGGGCCTGTACTGCAGCCATCGGCTTGAGGGTACGTTCAAGAAGCGCAAGGGTAGTACCTACAGGGGCATTAGCGGACATATCAGAGATGTTCATATCACTGATAGCGCCAAGCCTTCGACCTTCAGTCGTTATTTGGTTCAAAAGCGCGAGAAGTGTCTGTGATGGCTCCTTGTATGGAAGCGGCATGATGTTGTCACGAATGCTGCCTGACGGCACATCTACATCGCGCCACTCTCCCGGTTCAATAGGAGTATCATCGCCTTTTATCCGAAGTCCACGAGACTTAATCCCGCCCGGAAGATTAGACAAGGTACCCGCATCTACAAGCTGGCGAATAATAGATGTGCCAGCGCGAGCGTAACCACCAATAATATGGATAAGTCCCAGTCCGTAGAATCCAAACCCCGGTACGTATACGTAATGCACGAAGTGTTGCCGCTTCTGCATAAGAACATCATCAGGGTTCCAATTCCTGCGTATAGCTAATACGTCATTAGTACCGCGCTCGATAGTAACAACATACGGTCTAGCTATCTCATCATCAGAGTCATCTATGCCTTCTATAACAAGATCAGCGTGTATCTCGTATATAGCATAACGATCATCATCCGTTATAGAATAGCCGCCTTCTTCAGCTTTTCGTTCTTCTATATCTGTATGAAACGGTTGCGGGTCTTCTAGTTCTGTGTCCCGGTAGAAACCACTTACTTGGAGCTTCTTTAGGTCATTTTTAGTCTTACGCATTACATGTGTAACACGTTCCGCGCTCTCTATATGGGATGCACCGTAAGGAACAATTACATCTTCGGCGGGTATATACACGGCTGTTTGCCGATCTTTATTAGGGTCATAATATACCTTCTTAAAGGCAGACCCCGAAAGTCCCAGACTATAGAGCAAGCGCTCATGCTCTGGACGGTACTCGACCATACGTTCCGTAAGCTCGTAGTTCATATCCGCCTTTACGCGAGCAGCGGATTCTTCCTTCTCTTTGGTTTCTTCACCAAGTATCTTAGTCTTTACTGGACCTCCTGAAGGAAACGTTTCACTCATAGTCTCCGCTTGAAAGCGGATAGCCGCTTCCGCAAGTACCGTAGAATACACGCCGCACGCACCCTCCCACGGGTCCGACCTTTCTTCGTACTTGAACCCAAGGACATCAAGTCCTTTGACAAATGTATCTGCCCAATCCTTACGAGAATCAATATCAGCGTCAACCATCCCTACAAGTTCGTCAGAGAGTTTATCCAAAACATCTTCGTCTAGAGACTCTGCTATATTAGCGTCAAAAGCATCGCTATCACCCTCTTTAGTACCGGGTATTAAAGTTACTTCAACGCTGCCATCATCCAGAGTAACCATATCCGGGTTGACAATTTCAATCTCAAGTCCTTCGCCCATACCTTCTTCGATACCTTCATCGAGACCCATAGGGGCAGAATACATTCCTTTTTCAATAGCCATGATATATCCTAATAATAGCCGCCCTGACGGTGTTTAAAATACTGTATGGGTTCTGCTTCATCCGAGGGTAACCGTATAAACCCGCCTTGTCTAAATCTCATAAGAGCCATCACAGTCGAGTCAACCAGATCATCATGGCTCATAAACGGGAACCCTGCAATTTCTTCCACAAGTGCTTCTGCCCAACGGGTAGCCGGTACCCATACTAACTCCGAAGCTACAATATCAGCAACAGAGTTTAATCGAGCAAGTTTATCCCCCGACCCTCTATGAGGTGTGTATTCTTGTACAGGAAGCCCCATCCTACGCATCTCCTGATACAAAGCTGTGCCAGAACTCTTCTTCTCAACTATGAAAGAATCTGGCTCCCACGATTCATACTCTTCCAATGCCATAGCTTTTAATTCAGGGAACTCCATTCGCTTCTTAATACTATTTAACAGTATTATATTGTGAGCGCCAGTCTCTTCATTTAAGAAGACCCCCCATGTAGTAAGCGCCGTGAAATCGGCACGGTTGTGTGATTCCGCTGCGGCATCGAGAGACATAATAATATACTCGCACGGAGGGGCCTCTTTATCTCCCCACTGCTGCCACCAATCCCGCTTGACAATAGACGCTTCTTCCGCCGTGGGTTCCTGTTGATACTGCGCGTTCCACTGAAACGCGGGCATAGACGCTTTAGTACGTAGTAGCGCGTCCAGATCAAAGAACTCCGGCCATAAAGGTTTTTCGGTGTAGCCCGAACCCTTCTTCTTAGGTACTTCAATTATAGCGGGGAACTCAACTATATCGTATTGATCTGCTAAATCGTTTTGGGCCATATCGGTAACAACACGCCCTGTAAGGTCATCCATATGCCAACGGGTTTGTATAATTGCTACACGTCCACCCGGCATAAGGCGAGTACGAGCACCGTAAGTGAACCACTCATAAGCCTTTGCAAACGCCTCAAAATTACCATTAATGACATCTTGTTCTGAATGCGGGTCATCAATAAGAAGGAGATCCGCACCACGACCGGCAATAGATGAACCAATACCGCACGCATAATATTCACCACCAGCACTAGTGTTCCACCTACCGGCAGACTTAGAATCCACTGCGAGGGCTACGGTCGGGAAGATAGCTTTATACTCTTCTGTAGCTATAAGGTTACGTACTTTACGCCCAAAATCTACCGCGAGATCGGTAGTATGGGACACCATCATAACTTTCTTATTCGGGTTACGCCCCAAGAACCACGCGGGGAAGAAGATAGAAACCAACTGCGACTTACCATGCCTCGGGGGTATGTTAACACATATACGGTCTTTCTTACCCTCCGCAATGTCCATAAGCATATTACCCAGTATACGATGATGTTTGCCAACTATATAATCTGACTGCATATGTTTACAGAACTCGATTAGGTCATCATGGGCTTTCTGGTTGCTATCTCGCGTGGTTAGCTCATCTACAAGAACATTTATCTCTGTTAACTCATCCGAGGTGTAAGTATCAAGATTATCCAGCACCGCTTGCATGTCTAAATCTGTAAACTCTTCACCTAGCACGTCAACGCTACTCGGCATCGTCTATACCAAGTTCAGAATCAACATCCATAGATTTCCCGTCTATAACAATAGCGTCTTCCTCTTCAGGATTTACAAGTTTAGCTAGCTTTGATCTTAATTTACCCCGTAAGTCATCTGTAGATTGATGTGTTATAGTTACCTCTGATTTCTCAGCAAACAACCCTACATCAGAAATCTTACCCAGCAACTCCAAAGCACGAATACGTACCCGTGGGTCAGGATTATCTGTTTCTAATACTAGTTTATTTGTAACCATGTGCCGTATCTGTACGGCGCTATCTACAACTGACTGCCCAAATTCTTGGAGAATGCTGTTTGTCATAAGGAGAGACGCAGGCGTTAAGGTCGCTGCCTTCTTAGCTGTAACCTTCTTTGACGTTTTTTCCGGGTCTTCGGCGTAGGCAATGGCTAATTTTGCCGCTACGTCCTTATCTTCTTTCGTTGTGTCAACTTCAAGACCATGTTCTACCAACAAGCTAGTAGTATTACACGCACACTCTGTTCGCTTCTTTAAATCTATATATGGAGTATCAGGCGCAAACGGAACTCCAAGCTCTGGCTCTACAACTAAAGTCATCACTTTCTTTCGCAGGTAATTAAACCGTTATACGACATATAACGCAGAAAAAAAATTTTCGCAAGCAGCGAGAGGTTCCAAAGGGGGGTACCTCTATATATGACGTATGCCATATATAAACACCCGCGAAATATATATAGCCCCCCCCTATTAAAACTCAAAAAATAACAAAATTTTCGTCTGGAATAGTATTTATATAGGTGTGTGTCACTAACATTGTGTCGCGGGGTCATGGGGGTACGGTAGGGTCCAAAATATATTGCCCCAGAAAAAGACCCCCCTACCCATTGCTGCCAGATAATGACATATACTATCAGATACTGTCAAAACATCCATTGTAATTCACGTGATAATATGTTCTAGTACAATCATCGAACGGGGCAATCAAGCTCCTCGATACCGAAAGGTAATATAATGCTAGAACGTTTACTTAATACACTCTGCGCTATTGTTGGCGCGATAATGTTTTATGTATCGCTTAAACACGCCGCTGGATACGTCGGCATAGTCTGGATTGTCGGACTTATTGTCGGCTCCCAGCTAATCGTTATGGCTGTCCGCTCTGCGGTGAAATCATGACCGATATAAACTTAGCACCATACAGCGTGCATCGTTTTTTCGACGGCGCAGAAGTTACGTGGGTACTTAAAAAGGATGGTGATTCATTCCATTACATCCATAACATATGCGAAACAAGAGAGGAAGCCGAGTGGGAACGCAATCGTCTCAATACTCGCCACGCTCTCGACTCTATCATATTCTAATCAACCGGGAGGGGCTTCGGCCTCTCCCACTTGATGCCACTTGATGCCAGTTGTAAAGGGCGCGGTGAGCCAATGATCCTTGGGCGATTGATGCCAGTTGTAAAGGGCGCGGTGAGCCAATGTGTTAGTCCTTAGACTAACATATCAATTCATGCCAATATATGCGCGATAGTGCCAAACTATCTATTGATAAACGCGTGATAACGTGTTCTATTACAATCATCGAACGGGGCAATCATGCTAAACGTTCGATATGATCTGGAAGGATCACATACTATGACTAACACAAAATTTGACCGCTACAAGTCTATGACTTCTGTCGTAAAAGGCGAAATTGGTCGCGATAGAACCCGGGTTCTTATCAATGATGATATGAAGGCGGACGATGTTAAACTAGAATGGTTTAAGTCACCAAAGAAAGACGCTCCCGATACACATCGCGAGCACTTTAACGCTACCAAGAATGCCGTTATCATGGCGTTCAGCGCTGCTGATAGGAAACTCCACAATGCTAAGGTTAGTGACTTGGAAGCAGGTAATGCGCCGGGACAACGCGGAGATAGTAAAAAGGCGGCAGTAGGGACGCGCCGCTATATTCACCAGCAAGTCAACACGAAAATAGGACAATTCGGAAAATCCTACGCTCTTTACTTGCACGGTCCTAACAAGAAAGGGGCTGATAATAAAAGGACGACTGATACGTCATACTGCTTGGAACGCATTGTTGACATGCGGAAACGGCTGGAAAAAGCTGAACCAAAGAAGGCGACATTTGATATCCTCGAAACGATAGCATCTTTGGATAACCTCGAAAAATTGGTAAAGACTATCGTATAACATCCTCTAGCAAATTTGGCTGGCCCTTCGGGGCTGGCCTTTTTTTTGTCTTCATTTTGAAGCCAGTTGTTACGGTCGCGGTGAGCCAACACCACGCGGCCACCTGAAGCCAGTTGTTACGGTCGCGGTGAGCCAATGTGTTAGTCCACGGACTAACATCTTTTGAAGCCAGTTGTTACGGTCGCGGTGAGCCAATACGACCCACATGTTAGTCCGTGGACTAACCTAATGTTCTGTAGCTAACACGTTGATATATAAACAATGTTCAGCTTTTTGGGGGGTAATGTTCCGTAATGTTCCGTAATGTTCTGTACCGTTAGAACATTATGTATACGTGGCAATTCATAACAGCGCATAACAGCGCATAACAATATATGCCTATCAATTTGTGGTTATATATTAGTATTCTTAATAGTAGTTGTAATGTTCTTTTTATGGAATAGGATAAAACTTTATTTGAGACCCCCTCTGGCGCGGATTCCCTATCTATATATCCAACCGCCCCCAAATCTGACTGTCCAATTCCCACAAAAAAAGAACATTAGAACATTCCAAGTATTTCAATGGGTTACACGCCCCCTTGTTAGAACATTACAGTACAATACAGTACATTGCACGTTTACCCGCATAATAATACATTTTCACATCACTTGACATAGCTATGCACGTATGCTAGTATATTAACAGTTGATAAATCCCTTATCAACACACACAGGAGTTAAGTCATGACAACGCAACAGAACACGTTACTACAAACCACCGAGAATTCCAGCGGAGCGGTAGCTATGCTCACCCCTCAAGATGTTAGTCCACGGACTAACAATGTACCACAGGTTAACGCACCATTGATCGGATCAAGCGCACTGCTTGTTGAGACGTCAATATCCCAGTGGATGGCACGTCTGAAAGACATGAGAGCGTCCGCCGAGGTCACTGCCAGTAACAACGCCGAAAGCGGTGTAGCCAACGTGAGCAAGAAGCTGCTCGGTAACTGTGCCGAACTCGACGCGGTACACAAGCTGACAGGTAGCATCCGCAATACTCACTATGCCATGACCATGCCGTGGTCCGATACCGGGTTACGTTTGTTACCGACCGCGCAGTATTTCAAGTATCACCAGACTATGACCGATTTGGAAGCACAGTGGCACGTTAAGGTGGACGCGTTCCTGTCAACCTATCAGTGGGATATCAGCCAAGCGCACGCCAAGCTCGGGGACTTGATGAATATGAATGACTACCCGACGACAGATGCGGTGGCCGCCAAGTTTGCGTTCAACATCAACTATATCCCGTTACCGGACTCAGGTGACTTCCGCATTGATATTGGCAACGATGCGGTGGCCGAGGTGAAGTCTAGCTATGACGACTACTACCAGCGGCAGCTTAACAGCGCGATGCACGATGTGTGGACACGTTTGCACGCGGCGCTCACCCGCATGTCGGAGCGTCTCACTGTCAGTGATGATGGCAAGAAGCAGGTGTTCCGTGACAGCCTCGTCGGCAACGTGTTGGATATGGTGGAGCTACTCGACGTGTGCAACGTGACAGGTGACAGCCAGATGACAGCACTCAAGACCAAGCTGTCCGAGGCGATGTACGGTATCACTGCCGACGCGTTACGTGAGGATACACACACGCGCACCGAGACCAAGCGCACGGTGGACCAGATCATTGCTACACTTCCCAGCTTGGAGGTGTAGTGATGCCGAACTTCCTCATAGCAATCGCAGTGGGCACGGCGCTGGCCGTGATCATGCTGGAAACACTCAGTGGGTGTGGTCAAACCACCTACTTCCAGAACAGAACTTGGGTGACAGGTGAGTGCCTGTTCGTCCCATACACCCCGACAACAGGTCGGTGGTAAATTACCGGCACAAAGTCTCCCACCAAAGGGACGTAAGTAATAACACGATAACTTGTTATGCCACGGCATAACTTAACAGGAGAATGAAGATGTTAAACGCACAATCAATGTACGCACTATCAATAGACCAGACCGCCGAGGCTATCAAAGCCATTGGCAGCAAGCGCACCGTGCTTGTTCAAGGCCACATGGGATCGGGTAAATCATCGTTGTTAAAGATGTTAGCAGCAGAGTTACCCACACATACCCCGGTGTATTTCGACTGCACCACCAAAGACCTTGGTGACATTACGATACCGAACATCGCCAAGATGGATGATGGCACAGGCTACGTTACCTACCTGACCAACGAAGAGCTTGGCGCTCATCTCGATACACCGATTGTTCTAATGGTGGACGAGTACGGCAAGGCCAACCCGGCTGTTAAGCTGGCGATGCTACGCCTCATGCTCGAACGCAAGATAGGGTCGTACGAGTTACACCCTGACAGCATCATATTCGCTACCACTAACTTAGGTGCCGAGGGGGTTGGTGACATACTCCCAGCGCACGCACGCAACCGCATAACCGTTATCACTATGCGGAAATCTGACAACATGGAATTTATTGAATGGGGGATTAACAATGGGATCGACGCGCGTGTACTTGGCTGGTGTAAAGATAACCCGCAGCTCTTTGCGAGTTTTGAGGATGTTAAAGACCCAGAAGAAAACCCGTGGATATTCCATCCGCGAGCAGTGGGACGAGCCGCGTTCGTCACGAACAGATCGTTGGAAGCAGCGTCGGACATCCTCAAAATACAAGACCTGATAGATGACCAGACCCTGACAGGTATGCTCATGGGTACGATTGGGGACAGGGCATCGATGGATTTGATGGCCTTCGTCAAGCTGGCGGATCAACTACCGTCACTCGAAAGTATCAAGCAAGACCCGCAGAACGCCAAGGTGCCTGATAGCGCGTCGGCTGTGTGCATGGTGGTGTACCGCACGTTAGCAGGTTTGGATAAGACTTGGGTGGACGCATGGATGGACTACATGCCGCGCCTCGACAAGGAAGCGCAGGGTATGTTCGCCAACGGGGTACGTGCGCCCAAGTATTCCAAGCAGTCTATGGTGATGACCAACCGGAAGTTTACCGAGTGGGCTATGGCAAACAACTACATGTTTGCAGCGGATAAGCGTTAGTCCACGGACTAACATGTTTTCGGGTGGGGTAGTACCTCACCCGAATCTGACAAAAGTAGATGTTTTGTCAGAAATGAAAGGGAACAAGATGAATAAAGTATGGATCGAAATCGAACGAGACGCCGACAAGGCAGTCAACCACGAACGCGCCGAGAAATTTACCAACCTGCTTATCAAGCTCGGCTCAAGCAGGAAGGTCTGGTTCAGCGAGACGACGAACCGCTACTTTTCAGGCACGGTCGATAGCTTCAGAGAACTTACGGACAGCGGCGACTGGTTCAACCTCGACGCATTTGGTGACCTGAACTGGAAATAGTTATGCCACGGCATAACAAACAGGAGAATGACAATGTTAACATTAGGTAAACAACTTACAGTAGAGCAGCGGGTATCCAAGGCCGTTGTTGATATCATGGGCAACCCCAAATACGTTGCGCTGGCTGGTATACTTATGATCGGGGAGCGTACGGTACGCGACGACATACCCACAGCGTGCACTAATGGTCGTGATGAGATGTATGGCAGGGCGTTTGTCGAGGATTTATCTGACCCGGAGCTACGGTTTCTCATACTGCATGAGAACTATCACAAGCTCTACCGACACCTCACCACGTGGGAACATCTATACAAGCAAGACCCTGACCTTGCAAACCAAGCATGTGACTACGTTATCAACCTCAAGATATCCGATGATAACAGGGACGGGTTCGCGACGATGCCCGAGCTTGGGCTAAGGTCCGACACGTTTGCGGGTATGGACAGCGCCGAGGTCTACAACTTACTCAAGCAAGAACAGGACGAAGATGGTGGTCAAGGTCGTGGTGGTGGCTTCGACGAGCATGATTGGGAGGGTGCACAGGAACTCAGCGGTGAGGAACAACGTGGACTTGCCCGTGATATCGACGAGGCAATACGACAGGGTGCGTTGATCGCTGGCAAGTTAGGCACGGGGGTTGATCGTGAGCTAACCGAATTACTACAGCCTCAAGTGGATTGGCGCGAAGTGATGCGTGAGTTTATATCCACGACGTGCTCAGGTAATGACTACTCTACATGGAAACGTCCCAACAGGAGGTTCGTATCCGCTGGAATATATATGCCGAGCGGTATATCCGAGAGTGTCGAGGGTGTTGTGGTCGCTGGCGATATGTCTGGGTCTATAGGCCAAGCCGAGCAAGCAGTCATTCTTACCGAGGCCAAGCAGATGTTCGACACAGTTACACCGAATTGGGTGCGGATGCTGTATTGGGATACGAAAGTATGTTCTGACGAGAAGTATGAGCAGCACGAGCTTGACGACTTCGTTAAGTCTACCAAGCCCAAGGGTGGCGGTGGCACTAATGTTGAGTGTGTGCCCGCGCATATGACCAAGCACAGCATCAAGGCACAGGCCGCGATTATTATTACCGATGGATACCTCGGTGGTTCATGGGGTCAATGGGATTGCCCGGTGCTGTGGGTTATCATCGACAACAAGAACGCCAAGCCCGATGTGGGCACAGCCGTGCACGTGAAGTCGGGGGACTTGATATGATCTCCGCTATAACTTGTATGGCTGTGGCTATCTACTTCGAGGCTAGATCTGAGCCTATAGCGGGGCAGCTAGCCGTAGCACATGTGATATCCAACCGTGTCGCAAGCAGACATTACCCCGACACAGTGTGCGAAGTTATACAGCAAGGGGCTACATACGATTCGGGGCACCCGGTAAAGCACCGCTGCCAATTCTCGTTCTGGTGCGATGGCAAGCCGGAAACCATACAGGATTATAACGCATGGCGAGCCGCCGTGCGAATAGCCACCGCTGTCAGGGATACCAGTGCCTCTCGTGTTGACGTGTCGGAGGGTGCCACCCACTACCACACCACCGAAGTATCCCCGAAATGGAGATACACACTACGAATGACTGTCCAGCTCGGGCAGCATGTTTTCTATAAACCCTAAAATTTATCGGAGGAGATATTATGATTTGCCCAAAATGTAACGGTAATGGCTACTGGGTTGAACGACTCCAAGTAGCTGAACTATCAGGACTACACCGAGACACCTTACGTATGTTACGCCAAATCCGGCAATGCGAACGCTGTTCTTCGCAAGGAGAGATAAACGAAACAAATGTTATGCCACGGCATAACATCCAAACAAGTAAACAGGAGAAGTGAAGGGTACTAGAAGCCTGCATAGCCTAGCACCTTTACATCCAAACAAGTAAACAGGAGAAATAAAATGGCAGACAGACTATCAAACCTTCACGAAGCCGCAGGTACATTTCACACAGAAAACCTTACCCCCATACCAGATATCAGTAACGCTGGCCTAGCCCCACAATTTCAGGGGTTTCTCAAGGAGGTAAAAAATATATACCCCTCTTGCGAATTTTCTATGACCCTTGGGTCTGGGAGAGACTCGTACTCTACGGTGGTTGTGTACCACCCCTACAAACCTTTTAGTATGGGGTTGGTATCGTACAAAAATGCTGGTGATGGACCTAAGTATGAAGTTAGCTCGCGGAACATAGCGAACGCTAGATACTCGACTTACAATCACGGTAAGCACCACCACAAGGCGAGCAAGAATGTAGGGGTAGCCATACGTAATGTTAAGAAATACCTACGGGATATGTCCCCAACGGAAATAGCGAGGGTGCATGATACAGACCTACGCGATAAATGGTCCGCCACAAGCAATGACATTAGCAAACAGGTGCAACACGCATGGGCAAAGGTTAGTGATTATCAACGCAGAATAAGTCCAGAGGAAAACAACCCGCTACTTAACGAGCTAAAGGCGATTGTCAATTCAGGGTACACCTTCGTAGATAAGAGCCTTGAGGAGGAGGTGCACAAACTCTTGGCTATAACTAAAGAGAAAGACCAACAAACGAGAGATACGACTCAGTGTATGTGGTTGGTTGTAGTCGAGGAGGCACCTACGGGGGTTAGGTTCTCTGTAGCGTATACGGAGGAAGTAGATAGGTGGCGTTCCGAGTGGCAGGAGAAAGGCGTTTTCGTTGAGGAGACTTTACAGGCTAACCACCCCGATATTGTGGGTAAGTTGGCTATGCTCCAGATGTGCGAGATAGGTCAATGGGTTGATGGTATCGGGTATAAGGCTGCGCCTACGGTGTACTATGTTGTTAGGTAACACACCCGATGACAAGTTATACCGTGTCCAAGTACATAGTGACACAAACAACATTGAAGTATCATGTATTGGTATAGATAGGGTTGACGCAGAAGCGGAAGGTATGTATTGTTCTGCAGATGAGCTACCATTGTGGCTTCAAGAACGGTTAGCTGTACTGATGATGACGGATTGGAGGCCGGTCACCGAGATTGTGGAAGATGTAGGAAGACGTATTGATGAAACTACGTATTGGGTAGTTAAACCTAACTAATGTTATGCCGTCGCATAACATAGACCAGAGGGCTACGGCTCTCTGGTCGAAACCAGTTTTTACCAGTTTAGGGCATCATAGTGCATATCGGGATTGTGTTACGAGACATACGAAGAGAACAAAATATGACCAAGCGACAACTAGCTGAACTATCAGGACTACACCGAAACACCTTACGTAGGATGGAGTCGGGGAAATACACGAGCGGAGTAGATAAGGTAGAGCGGGTGGCTCACGCGTTGGGATACGAGCTAGAACTTATGAAAAGAGAGTAAAAAATGGTTATGACGCCAGAAGCTAAAGTTAAGAAGGTTGTTGTTAAACAACTCAAGGAACTAGGGGCCTATTACTTTTTCCCTGCCACAGGTGGCTACGGCAAGAGTGGCGTGCCGGATATCGTAGGATGTTGGGAGGGTTTATTTTTTGGTATCGAATGTAAGGCGGGCAAGAACATACCTACAGCATTACAGGAGAAGAACTTACGAGATATAGAAAAAGCTGGTGGGTTTCAGATAGTCATAAACGAAGAGAACATGGATCAAGTGTCGAAACTTCTACACAAACCCTACCGTCAACGTGCTCACGGGTTTGACCCCAAGACGCATTGGCTACGCAAGTGCCTAAGTTGCCGGAAAGAAATACTACTAGAGCGTAATATCTTTATATGTGACCAGTGTAAAAAATCGGACAAATTTCGGTATTAACAAGTGAAGTTGGATGACTGTTTTTGACGAAACTATAGCGGGCACTGCGGAACTTAGGCGACAGATTAAAATTTCCGGCGGCCTGAAGATGGGCGAGGCTGGCTGCACGGGCAACACGGGCGAAGCGCACGATACCTCACACAGGACTGAAGCCGAAAGGAGAGACGCTACTATTAGATTGAAACGTATCGAAAGGATACAAAGGTCATTTTTTAGTGCTTAGAAACTACTTACCCAAGCCACATACGGCTAGGTGCAACAGGAGAAAAGGTATGAAATTTTTTGATTGGTTATTCGGTAGTGCCCCCATAAAGGAGGAGTTTGAAGCTACCCCTAAGACGTTTAGGCCGGTTCCTAAATGGACACACGCGGGACGGAAGGGGAAATCCATCTACTGCCCGAAGTGTGGAAAATCTTCCCATGTGTTTAATTTTAGTTGGACGGCCCTCGTTTGCCTATATTGCAAAGGGGTTATCGACAAATACGATTGGCTGCTACCTGTGAAGGAGAAAGAATAACATGACTGAACAATTAGAATTACCGTTTGATCCGCCGTTGGACACACTACTAAAAAGAGCAGAAATACTACGTACCGCCGAGAAATACGTAACCCAAGATAGGGCGACAGAACACGGTGATATGGAGGATAACTTCAACACCATTGCTATTTACTGGTCTGAACACCTTGACACAGAAGTTACTCCAATAGATGTAGCAGCGATGATGGCGCTACTGAAGGTGGCGCGTATCAAAAGTAGTCCGGGTAACTTGGATAATTGGGTAGACGCCTGTGGGTATTTGGCCTGTGGTGGCGAGTTGGCCGCCGAAGAGGAAGAGAATTGGTGGGAGTACCTAAATAAATTGGCAAAAGAGGGAGGTTGATGTGGACCTGATAACAGTAGATTTCGAGACTTATTACGATAAGGATTTCTCGTTGTCTAAGATTACTACAGAGGAATATATCCGAGACCCTCGCTTCCAAGTAATTGGGGTGGGGGTCAAGGTTAACAACGGCACAACGGAGTGGGCTAGTGGCACGAAGGCACAGATCGGGGATTTCTTACAAACATTCAATTGGAGTGAGGCTATGTTTCTTGCTCATAACACTATGTTTGATGGGGCTATTGCTCATTGGTTGTTTGCTATTACTCCTCGCGTTTATACCGATACTTTGTGTATCGCCCGTGCTGTGGACGGGGTGGAGGTTAGTGGAAGTCTCCGTGCGTTGGCTGAAAGGTATGATGTCGGCGTTAAAGGCACCGAAGTCTTAGATGCGTTGGGGAAGCGTAGAACCGACTTCACACCCAAAGAACTTTCTAGGTACGGTGATTACTGCATAAACGATGTCAATCTCACGTACGATTTATTTAAAGCATTCTCATCAAGAATACCGACAGAAGAACTTAAACTAATAGACCTTAGCCTACGTATGTTTGTAGAGCCTACCTTAGATTTAGATCTAGGTTTATTAGAACAACACCTTATAGAAACACGTGACCACAAGGACAAATTACTAGAAAAGGCCGGGGCTGATAAGAAAGACCTTATGAGCAACATCAAATTTGCTGCCCTACTAGAAGGTCTAGGGGTAGAACCCCCCATGAAGATAAGCCCTACTACAGGTAAACGTACCTTTGCTTTCGCCAAGACCGACGAAGAATTTAAAGCCCTGCTAAACCACGATAACCCACAGGTGCAATCGTTGGTAGCCGCTAGGCTAGGCAATAAGAGTACTCTCGAAGAGACACGTACGCAGCGGTTTATAGACATATCGAAGCGTGGGTTGTTGCCCGTGCCGGTCAAGTATTACGCCGCGCACACCGGTAGATGGGGTGGTGACGATAAGATTAACCTCCAGAACCTACCTAGTAGGGGGGCCGGGGGTAAGACGTTAAAGCGCAGCATCTTAGCCCCTGAAGGGCATACCCTCATAGAGGCTGACTCGGCCCAAATCGAAGCGCGGGTGCTTGCATGGTTGGCGGGGCAACAGAACCTCGTCGATGCTTTTGCTAACAACGAGGACGTGTACGTCAAAATGGCGTCCCGCATTTATGGGGTTGCTGAAGAAGATATAACACCCGAGCAGCGTTTCGTTGGGAAGACCACCATTCTTGGCGCTGGCTATGGGATGGGAGCAGTTAGGTTTAGGGAGCAGCTAAAGAACTTCGGGACCGAGATAAGCGAGTCAGAGGCAGCGCGGGTTGTAAAGGTTTACCGGGAGGCTAACCAAGATATCTATAACCTGTGGAAGGCTGCCCAGAATACGTTGGTGTACCTTTCACGAGGGGACGCGCTGTCGTTCGGGTGTAATAACTTGTTAACAGTTAACCTAGATAAGACAGCAATTGAGCTGCCGTCTGGCTTACTGCTCCGGTACGAAGACCTCAAGGGTGAGGAGGGTGCTATGGGTATAGAGTATACCTACAAAACACGGCGAGGCCGCACCCGTATTTACGGAGGCAAAGTTATAGAGAACGTATGCCAAGCATTAGCGAGGTGTATTATTGGATACCAGTTGTTGGAAGTATCTAAGCGGTATAAGGTCGTACTGACCGTCCATGACTCGATTGTGGCCTGTGTACCGGACGATGAGGTGGCGGAGGCGCAGAGCCACGTAGAAACTTGTATGCGTAAGATACCTGATTGGGCAGATGGCCTGCCAATCGATTGTGAGTCAGGTGTAGGTAAGTCTTATGGAGA